CATTCAGATCGCCCAAAATAAAGGGCAGTGCGCCGCTGGTCTCATTGGGCAGAATTGCGTCAGGCAGCACGGTAACGGGGTACACCGTTGCACCAGCGGCAAGCTGCAGCTGCATAGGATTGGCAGGGCTGGCAGATAAGAGATATCTGCTGTTTGCGTCCTTCAAAGTATCCAGCCAGGCCAAGCCGGAATCATTAGTGATCACACGGCTACCTGCCCGGTACAGGCCCAGCGTCACAGTCAGTGCCTTCTTGATGTCATCAAGGCCCGTGGCAGCGACAGCGGTTTTATTTTTCACTAGGGCCAGGATCTCCCTATTGTCCGTAGCAATGGTCTGCTGGCCCAGCCATTCAATCAAGATATTCAGGATATTGGCATCGCTGTCAGCAAGCAATTCCGCCGTGACTGGCATAAATCCAGCATATTTCGATACGGTATATGTAAGCCGTTCAAACTGCGGTGCAGTCGCCTCAGAAATCACACCGGCTTCATCTACTTTTGCAAAGCCTGCACAGGTAGCCCGCTTCTGGTAGGTCCGTGCACCCGTCAGCGCATTAACGCGCTCCACAGAAATCAGGGGCAGCAGGGTGGCGTGGGCCTCAACCCAGTGATTGATCTGCGTGCTGATGTCCTCCGGCACGGTGTAGCCACCGGCGGCGTCGGTACCTTCATTCATGTACTTCGTCATTGCGCGGGCCCGGAAGGCCTTCAGGAAGGCTTGCGTGGCGTCCCCAGCTTTAGGGGCTTCAGGATCCGGCGTCGGTGTGGTTCTGGCAGTGGGCACATGCGCCTTTTCCAGATCATCAAGCTGCTTTCGCGCGGCAACTTCAGCCTGCAGCTGATTCACTTCGTTCAAAATGGCCTGCGCCTTCTCCACGTCCTTTTCTGGCCCCTCCAGCAGCTTTCGGGCGGCGGCGGATTTCTGCAAAATCTGCTCCTGCAGATCTCTCAATGCTTTACTCATTCGTTTCCTCCTCATTGATGCAGCGCATTGCTGCAATTTCGGTCTCGTACAATTTGGCCTGCAACAGCAGCGCCGTGCCCAGTTGTTCCCGGGCCAGGTGCTGGGGCAAGTAGTTTTTGATCACTCCAGCGGCCCTTTGCGCAGGGACGGCCACCAAGGAAAATTCATAGGCATCCGATGCGCCGTCAAGGGTGTAAGTGCAGGTCCGCTTTCCGGCGGCGGTATCGTACGCCCGCCCGGGATAATGTGCACAGTAGCTTTTCCGATTGTCCGTGCCGCAAATACTGCATGTGGCGCTCGCCACGGATACCCCGACGCTTCCCTCGCGCTTGATCCCGCCCTTGATTTCAGCGATTAAATCGGCGTTGCCAGGCGTGCGGATCATGTAGCAGCGTGCCACCAACTGGATATAGGGCTCTCCGCAGTCCAGTGCCTTCTCGGATTGCTGCAATTCGGTAGCATAAATACGGGCCACCTGATTGCCTGATTTCCAATTGTGATCCTGGATCACGGTTTTGCCCAAAAAGCGTTTTTGCAGATCTTGTAAAGCTTTCAAGCTAAAGCGCTCGAAATCGCGGTCAATAGCGTTATCGCACAGCACCGCCTTAAAGGCAAACACCTGTTCAGCCGTCACGGGTTCAAGAGTGTACTCATTGATCCGCTTCAAGTCTGCTTCAGATACATCCTGCCCGGCTAAGCTCGCGGATTTGTAGGTTGTTCCGGGAGAATCCCAGTAAATTTCTTCATCATCATGTCCGCTAGTTGTATCGCCATATCGTTTATCCATGCTTTATCCTCCTTTCCGCTGATATTTGTATATTGGGATCCAGCAAACTGCACCGGGATACTCGCGCCGTTGCCCAGCAGTTGATCACCCCCGGGCTTGTTGGGTAAGTCCAGCTTTTCCCGGGCTTCGTTCGGCGTCATCAAAAAGCTCTGCACGGCAGCGGCCAAGGTCTGGATCTGTGTTTGCTGGTCAGCGCGCAGAATCACAGCAGTATTAAATTTCACGTGATATCCGTTTGCCACTTCAGCGTCAGATAGCAGCTTAGCCCCTATTTCCTCTTCGTACTGCTTCACGATGTAAAGCAGCGTATCGACGAGGAAAGACAACTGTTGCGCTTCAGCGCTCGCGTAGCTGGATTTTGTGTAATCGCCAACTTGGTAGGGCATCACGCCAAAAGCGGACGCGATCTGCATAGCCGTATGCCGTCGGAGTTCCAAAAATTGGCTATCAGCCAGCTTCATGTTCAGCGGGGTAAGCGTCATGCCAGTGGGCAGCGGGATGATGTTCCCGCTTTCCTTATCTTTCAGTTCGCCTGAAGCATATTGCTTTACGCCTTTCACTAAAGCGTCCACATTTCGGTCGCTCAGCTGCCCAGTGTACTGCAGCACTGCTTTGGCAGTCATCCCGGATTCATACATTTTGTTGATCATCCGTTGGGCCTTGATATTGCCCTGGATTGGCTCGCTCAGCTGTTCACGCACCGGAATTCCAACCAATCCGTCACGTGTATTGTGGGCCTTAAAATGTAACACATCCTCTGACTTAAATACAATCACACCCTCTGGTGTGCAGTACTGATAATACACATCTGGCACATTTCCAAGCACCAGTTTATCATCGTACCAAAGAGCTACCTCATTCGGATTCATAATCCACAGTTGTGGATTTCGAGGATCGCGTGTATCAATCCAAGCGTAAGCGTTGCCATAATGATTTCTGCATAACTCCATTGTAGACCAAAACACACTTGCAGACATGTACCGATTAGGTCGCTCATTCAGCATCCGGTAAAATGGATGTTCTCTTGCGATCCGGATCCCATGTTCCGGCGTGTATTGCTGTACTTTCAACGGGAGCTTACCGATACCCTCCGATAGCACTTTAATGCACGCGTAATATGTAGCTTCACCCATTGACTGCCCGGCAGAACGGTCGATCCCCAAAAAGTCAAGCAGCTGGTTTAGTTCGACAGTTTGTCTCGTGCTCAGGGATTTTCCCTTAAATGCTGCACTCGCCGCCCGAAAGCGGTCCGACACTCTCAATTTGCATCACTCCTTTGAGGACCATCCCATCGCATCCAAATACTCAGATAGCGCATCATCCAGGTCCACTTTTTCCTCTGGCCGCCGCTGGATCAAGGCCAGCGCGTGCGCATCGATCATAGCGTCGATCGGGTCAATGCGCTTAAATCTAGCCCCTGGCTTCTTGTCAATTTTGATTTCGCCAAAACTGTTTCGCACTAGCGCAGCATTTGACGCGGACCATGACAACAACTCATTGTTTCTGTCGAATTCAATCTTTTGGCCTTTTACCAAAAGTTGAACCGACACAGTTGCATCATTCAAGCTTTGACAGCTCTGCTTAATGACAACTACATCACAGCCAAAAGCCTCAAGATCCTGCATCACCCCCGCGGCATTATGCGGATCAATCCCGATCCCTAAAAAATTTAGCTCGTGGGTTGATTGCAGTTCTTGCAAATGGCGGATTATGAATTTA